AGAAATCATTAAGCTACAACCCGAATACTCCACCATGTCTCGCCGATCTGGTATCGGTGCCAATTGGTTCAATTCATTCAAATCAGATGCTTACCCCAGTGATAAGATATCTGTCCGGGGCTCCATTCAGAAGCCACCAAAATATTACGATTATCTATACAACCTGGACTCACCATATGATATGGAACGTATTAAACAGGAGCGCAAAAAATCAATGCGCAAACATCTTAAAGACAACACTCCCGACCGACTGGCCGTTCGGGAACAAGTGAAACTAGCCCAGACCTCAACACTCAACAGGAGTTTATGACATGAAATTACAAATTTTCGCAGTATACGACAGCAAAGCCCAAGCTTATCTCCCGCCTTTCTTTCTTCCACAAAAAGGCATGGCAACAAGAATATTTCAAAACACAGCAAACGACCCCAAACACCAATTCGGAGCAAATCCCGAAGATTACTGTCTGTTCCACATCGGCGAATTTGATGACGAGTCATCACTTATCGTCTCTAAAACTCCGCCGGAAAGTCTGGGCCTCGCTCAAGAATTCAAAGAGGCACCAGAACCACCAGAACCGGATTTTTCCATGGAACCCGTTCACATCAAAAAAGAGGCCTAAAAAATGAAGTCAGTTATGCAACACAACATGGCAAAAATTGACCCAGCAAGGGTTCAACGATCTGTCTTCGATCGGACCCATGGACATAAGACAACATTTAACGCAAGCGACCTGGTCCCTTTCCTCGTTGACGAGGCATTACCAGGTGATACGTTCAAAGTAAATGCGAATATTTTCGCGCGAATGGCAACACCAATATATCCAATCATGGATAATTTGTTCCTTGACGTCTTCTACTTCGCGATTCCTCTTCGGCTCGTCTGGGATAACTTCCAGAAATTCATGGGTGAGCAAATTGATCCAGGAGATTCAATTGACTACGTCATCCCCCAAATGGTCAGCACGGCGACGACCGGTTACCTTGCCGGTTCAATACACGACTACTTTGGCCTTCCGACCGAAGTACCCGATCTTACCCATTCAGCGCTCTGGCACCGCGCCTACTACCTATTGTGGAACGAATGGTTCCGTGATCAAAACCTTCAAGACTCGTTAGACGTTCCTCGTGACGATGGCCCCGATCTACCATCAGAATATGCTTTACAAAAACGGGGCAAACGACATGATTACTTTACGAGCTGCTTACCCTGGCCACAAAAAGGCGATGCAATTAGTTTACCCCTAGGAACATCCGCAGACGTCCGAACAGATGCAACTGTTGGCGGTGGTCAGAGCATATCAGTATTAGCAGCTGACGATTCATACGACACATTGTTGTCGTCAACAACGTACTTGAGTGAATCAAACACCGCAGGATCGGAAAGTACAAAATTATATGCCGACTTATCAGATGCAACAGCGGCAACAATCGACGCCCTAAACCTTTCAATACAGCTCCAGGTCATGCTGCAACGCGACGCTCGAGGCGGTACTCGATACATCGAGATTATCAAAAGCCATTTCGGCGTTACATCACCCGACGCCAGGTTACAAAGACCCGAATACCTGGGCGGGGGAACAATACCCGTCAATATCAATCCCATTGCACAACAATCCGAATCCGGGACAACACCACAAGGCACACTAGCCGGTATTGGTACCGTCTCGGGTGGGTCCGGATTCACAAAATCATTCGTAGAGCACTCGATGATTATCGGACTCGTGAACGTACGCGCCGATCTGACCTACCAACAGGGTTTACAACGCATGTGGTCACGTTCAACTCGATATGATTTCTACTTTCCAGCCCTCGCGCACATCGGTGAACAGGCCGTATTAAATAAAGAAATCTACGCACAAGGAGTATCAGCAGACGACGACGTGTTCGGGTACCAGGAACGATGGGCCGAACTGCGTTACAAACCATCCCAAATTACAGGGTTATTTCGCTCAAACCATGCCCAAAGCCTTGATGCTTGGCATCTGTCGCAAGATTTCGGCTCACTACCGGCACTTGATACAACCTTCATTACTGAAAACGTCCCTATGGCACGCGTCGAGGCCGTACCAGCCGAACCGGATTTCATATTCGACAGCTACATCAAAATGCGCTGCGTTCGTCCTCTCCCGATCTACTCAACGCCTCAGCTCGGTGCAAAACTGTGACCAGGTGGGAACTTTACTTCATGACAATAGTCGGGTGGCAATTCCACCCGGGCTATTTAAAAAATCCCGAGATGCGGCTCTCTGTAGAAGAGTCCGCATCGATCGCAGACAAAATGGTTAGACTGACAGAGGAGAGAAAAAAATGGGATGGGGAATAGCAGCAGCTGGCTTAGCCAGCGCTTACGCAGGATACAAAGGCGCATCTGATGCAAATCGCGCCAATGCAAACCTGAACAAGACAAATCGCGCTTTCAATGCAAATATGGCTGAATCGACACGCGCTTATCAATCGCAAATGTCAAACACTGCCATGCAACGAGGCGTTGCAGATATGAAAGCTGCAGGAATTAATCCCATACTCGCCGCCGGCGGCGGCGGGGCTTCCACTCCACCAGGTGCAACCGCTACAGCTGCCGGCGCAAGTAATACCGTTCAGGATGAAATATCACCTGCCGTTCAATCGGCACTCGCACTCACACAGCAGAAAAAGCAAATCGAACTAGTCGATGCGCAAACAAAGAAAACACGGGCAGATACTATGTCGCCCGAAAAGGTAGCAGAGTGGCTTCGTTCTCTGGATGCGCTCATACCAGGGCTGAAGCTATCCGACAAACTCAATACAAGTAACATACTCAATACACCACAAAACCCTGCTGCATCTGAGAATTCAGCAGCTGATGGCTCAAAAAAAAAGCGTTGGCACCCCAACCAGGTAATAACCAAGGGCCAGGCCAAGGAACTTTACGAACACCGTCATCCCAGGCCTTGGGAACATCGGAATCGATAAGGGAATTTAAACGGTATGGACATACCTTCCAGCAAAAAGGCGATAAATACCGCCTAAAAGGCAAAAACCAATCTTGGTATACTTTCGATCAATTAATGGAGCACATAAAATGAGACCTCTCAAAAAACGACCTTACGCAATTATCTTTCCAGAGGCCGAAGGCCGAACTGAGCAATCACACAAAAATGATTGCGATATCAACGTAATCATGCAACGCGCTTTGCGCGGTCAAGCTTCTCCCTACGTCCGTGAGGACATGGGAAGCTATGGCGATGCCACAACAGTCTCGTTTCACGAGGCTAATAATATTGTGGCTAACGCTAAATCAATGTTCGAAGAACTACCCTCCAAAATAAGAACTCGGTTCCACAACGATCCCGGCGAATTCCAAGAATTCATCCAGGACGATAGTAATCGAAGCGAAGCGGAGGAACTCGGCCTGGTTAAGAAAAAACCTAAAACGCCGGATACAATCGAGACTTCTTCATTGGAGGAAAAAGAGGCGCAAGCCTCGTCTGAGGCGGAAGCCTCGTAAGTGAGCGCAAGCGAACGAAAAACCCCCCGCCCTCGGGGGGTAAAATCGGGGGCTGACAGTTATCTACTTGATGTAACTGTCACGACTGGTCCCACCCAGTCAAAAAACAAAATTCCCATACTATTCTGCTGTAAAAATTCGATATACAACTCATTCGAACTAGCAGATGTCTACGACGAAAAACGTAACGCACTTAATTACAATGGGAATCAAAAAATCATAGCCCATCCACCGTGCCGGTTCTGGTCAAAATGCCACGGCTTAGCAAAGCCAAGACAACACGAATACGAGCTCGGTCTATGGGCGATAGAAATGGTTCAGCGAAACGGCGGAATACTTGAGCATCCGAAGTATTCAAAACTTTTCGAATACGCCGAAATAGAGCCTACCATCGAGGTTCATCAACAATGGTGGGGGCATAAAATGAAAAAAGAGACATGGCTTTATGCCGTAAATGTCGATTTATTACCCCTCCCATTCGACCTCGTAACTCAAAAAACACCCCGTATCAACCAGGTCAGTAAAAAACAAGCGATGGCCACGCCCTATTCTTTTGCAGAATATCTGCTATTATCCGTCTCTCAATCAGGAGAAAAACTATGAAACGTTCAAAAATCTCGAAAAGCAAAAGCCGCAGTTCATTCGGCCGATCAGCCAACAAAACACACCGCGCTAATACCTCTCCACGACCAACACGCGGCGGCGGCCGCCTCTGATGGATGCCTTGCTATCATCCGATCGAGGCCTACCGCACCCAAGAGAAGACTTCCACAGGCAAACTGAAAATTGTATTTTCAAAATCTGCTTACTCAACGCATGCCCTGATACCGGTGAAATTACCGTGTCAACAGTGTCACGGATGCCGTCTGGAGAAATCCAGACAGTGGGCGACTCGATGCCTGCACGAATCGACACTCCACAACGAGAACTCTTTCATCACACTTACATATGATGATGAACATCTACCTTGGGATCACTCATTAAACATCGAACACTTCCAGAAATTCATGCGCCGTCTTAGGAAAGCCATTGCACCCAAAAAAATCAGATTCTATCACTCAGGTGAATACGGAAAGGCCACGCCAGATAACGACTTCATTGCGCGTCCGCATTATCACGCGCTTATTTTCGGTCACAATTTCTCTGATAGAACACTCTGGACGGAACGCGAGGGTATATGCCTATATACTTCTGCTGATCTTGACGATCTATGGAATATGGGCATTACGTCAGTTGGCGACGTAACATTCGAGTCAGCAGCATATGTGGCTCGTTACATCATGAAAAAAATTAATGGGGCAAAAGCAGATGACCATTACACACGCACAGATCATGCAACTGGAGAAATCATTAAGCTACAACCCGAATACTCCACCATGTCTCGCCGATCTGGTATCGGTGCCAATTGGTTCAATTCATTCAAATCAGATGCTTACCCCAG